TCCCGACGAAGCAAGCAACACGGTTATCGCTATTAAGCTTCTTCACATCATCAAACCAAGAATTCAGTCGAAGACACTCACTATATATAGTATTAATGCCAGTTCGCCACTACTATATATTGTGGTTGTCATTGTTTTCACCCCAACCTCTCCAAGTGTTCAGTCAGAGATTTCTTGCAATTATTCAACTGGCTTTTGGGTTCTTACAGGCGACATCTTTGAATTAAAAGAAATAAATCATGGGGTAAATTAATGTCACCTGTTATCGCATCTAAGCCCAAAAACCTGCTAAAGTCCCCCTATCCTGGTTTAGCAGGATATCGGAGAAAGATCGATTAAGAGGTCTGTCGGTTTTTCGTAACATCTAGGCCTGAAAATTACAAAAGGAAGTCACTCAACTCTGCCGCTTCTCACTCTAAATCCAGTAAGAAATCGGAAGAAAAAACTAAGAAGTGCCCGCCCTCGCGCTAAGATGTCTGATAAATCCATTAAGAACCCCTCTACCTTTCAATCAACTTGACACTTAGAAACCATCAAAAAGCAGGCCGTCTCTCGTTAAAGAGTTTATCGGCCTGCGTGATTGGGTATTGTTTTGCTGTTCGGGAAATCAGACATTCTTTCTGGGACGCCCCGGTCGCCGCTTCACTGGCAATGGCTCTGGAATGGTTGCTTCATCGGCGGTCGAAGCAGGAACGGTCTTCTCCTCCTCTGACTTATCCGAAGCTTCTACTTCCGGCGTCTCCTCTTGGACAGCCGCAGCAGGTACTGCGTCGACCTTCTTCTGACGGCGGCGCTTCTCGCTGCGAAGAGCCGTATCCATCTCAAAGATGATTGCATCGGCAGCGGCATAGTAAACACCGTGCGCTGTGTACTCTGCATCATCCGCCCAGCCCATCATCTTGCGGATCGTATTAGCCAGCGCCATTATATTCACGATGATGGAGTAACGTGTTTCCTCTCCCTTCTCTGCAAAAGGAAAAGCGTTCTGGGTTGCCTTAGTGCTGCCTTGCACAGCCACTTGGCGGGTTGTCGGATTGAGGCTCATCACCACATACTCCGGGTACTGCAGCTCATGCGCTGTCGCCTTATTGAAACGCAGCTTGGTTCGTGCGACCGTGACAGTCGCCTGTGAATTCGCCTTTTCAATATCGATAACCTCAAAGCCTTTCATGATATCCGTTGCCATCGTGAGTTCCTCCTTGTTTATCTTTGGTTTGCTGTCCATAGCTCTTTTGCTTGCCGCAACCACCCGACCATACGCTACAGCCTTCCAGCCTTTAGCGAACGGAACGAAGCCGCAGAGAATTCCGCTTCGCTTGACGAACAAGCGCTTTTGGTGGAACAGGAGCTTCCTGTGACCGCCGCGCAATCCGATCATTCCCTGTGCTTCGTCGTAGGTCTCGCGGGTAACGATGGGTTCATGGTGATCGCGGATGTAATACTTCTCCCGCTGTCCTGTGTTCTTGACCGATCGGTGTGTGAGATAGTCCTCCGTGAAGGTTTTCTGGTTGATCACATCGCCACAGTACTTCTCATTTGTCAGAATCCCGCGAACCGAGCTTTCTACCCAATTGTTCCCTTTGATCGTTTTATAGCCCAACTGGTTCAACATCTCAGCGATGTCCTTGAACGACATGCCCGCGATGTAGCGCTCGAAGATCATCCGGACGATCTCGGCCTCGCTGCGCACGATGAACATCTCGCCGTTTTCATCGGTATCATACCCCAGCAGCAGACCGGTTGGACAAAGAGGAATGCCGCGCTCAAACCGACGTTTGATTGCCCAACTGATGTTCGTCGAGATACTACGCGACTCTTCCTGCGCAATGGAACTCAGCACGGAGAGTGTGAACTCGCTCTTATCGTCCAGCGTATCCATGCGCTCTTTCTCGAAGTAGACTCCTATCCTCTGCGGCAGGTTCTTCAATTTCCGTACATAGGTCAGGCAGTCCAGTACATTCCGGGCAAATCGACTGATTGACTTGGTGACGATGTAGTCGATCTTCCCGGCTTCGCAATCTCGGATCATCCGCATAAAGCTTTCACGCTTCTTGGTGCTGGTACCGGAGATACCTTCGTCGGCATATATCTCGGTCAGCTCCCAGTCTGGATGTGCGTTTATGTACTCTTGGTAGTACTGCACCTGAAGCTCGTAGCTGCTCAGCTGCGCATCATCGTCTGTGCTGACGCGGCAGTACGCGCAGACCCGCTTCTTGGCTGGCTCTTCATCGGGCTGTAAAACAGCCTTGGTTGCTTCAATCACCGTTACATCGTACTGCTTGTTTCGGTACTTACTCTTGATGCGTTGTCGTCGTTCATCGCCATGCTGAACGGGCTTCGTGCTGCGGACTTGGCGCTGCCCGTCGTTGTGTGCCATATGCTATCCTCCCCCGTGATGTTGTTCAAAAGCGCTCAATACACAAGCAAAATTACCACCTCCCCCTATATTCTAAAGTGTTTCACGCAGTAAGTGTAGTATAAAGATAAACAAAAAGAGCCCCTGTAAGCCGGTTTCGCTTCTATCTTCGAGGGATTCCTCGACTTGAGAAAGCTAACGGGCTTACAGGGGCAAGGCTTATATGTCCACTACGACCGTGCGAATAGGAAATATCGGCATCAGACGTTAGGCTTAGTTATTCCTTGTCGCGGTACGCGACGATCACCTCGGTGATCTGACAGCCGTTGTGTATGAAGGTTTTCCCTTCACGCGGTGACTTGCGATTGTCGCAGAAGCTCAGAAGGTAACCTGCCTGCTGCTCCTGCGCAAGAAGATAGCCCGTGAGCTGGTCGTAGGCATCAGATGCAGCTTGCTCTCCATGCCATATCTTAAGCTCAACGATATGCTCCTCCCCGCCGTAGAACACGACTACATCCATACGGCGGCTGCCGCGCGTTTCCGGCTCGACTACATAGTGACCGGTGCCGTTGATGATCGGCTTGAGGAAGCTAAGGAACAACAACCTGCCCTCGCGTTCAATGAACTCGCCATCCTCGTCACGGTATTCCGACTTCATGAAGGATGCGAAGCGACCCAGCACCTTTGGCATATCCATATGACCATTCTCAATAAAGGAACTCTTATAGCCCGCTATGCTATCAAGGAATCGGTTCGTTTGCGCAACAGATATAAAGTAGTTGTATATCCTCGTTTCAAAAATCACGTTTGAAACAACGGTTTGATTGTCTGCATCTTTTTTGAGAATGCCATACATCATGCCCATGTCAATTTCTGGATTCTGATCTTCAAACGTGATATGCGCCCCTTCGAGCAGAATCCTTTTCACGAGATTACTGAAGGTCTCGTTGTTAATTAAGTTCTTCGTAACGTCGTCAAAGAGTGTATTCTTCTCTTTGACCACAATCATCTCCGCGCGGTCTACACTCTCCTCCGTCCAGCCAAGTTTGCTATCGTTGATAGTTTTACAAAGCAAGCTAACAAGAAATGGATAGCCGCTTGTATAGTAGTAAATGCGTTCAGAAACCTTTGCAATGTTCATGCCCGCATGATGATCTTGCTCGTATTCAGCAAGCATCGTAGCGATTTCTGGCGCGGAAAAGCTCATATCCACATCGAAACGCGCAGCGATATTCCACGGACTGTTATAGCTATGCTTTTCCTCCGGACGCAGCTTCATTTTTAGGTTCTTGATGTCATGTACACCAGCCAAAATTACACTGTGAAAAGTTGGCGTATTGCGGATACTCCTGTTGATGTATTTATCCCTCAACATTCCTAAAAAGTCAAGGAACAACTGATTGTTACTGCTTTTATCAACTTCGTCAATCATAAGGATGAGTTTCTTTCCAGCACGTTTGGCGAACTGGGTGATTTTTGCGCCCAATGCAGGAAAGTTAAGCTGCCCTTGATTCGTTCTCCAGTCAGATACCATATCCGCATCAGCATATACGTATTCCATACTCTCAGCGCATGCAGAGATAAACGTGGAAATAAAGCTTTGTTCTGTTTCAAAAACGGAAGAACCAAATCCCTCAAAACTGATGCTAATCGGAATGTACTTCTCCTTCAGAGAGTTTTCAAGCGCAACCAGCGTCGTCGTTTTCCCGTACTGCCGGGCACGGTTAATCGTGAAGTATTCTCCCGGCTCAATGTACTCCGTCACGATCTCGTCAATCTTCTTGCTGGTGTCGACCATATAGTGAAGGGCCGGAATGCACGGCCCCGTGACATTAAACACCCTTTTCTTTGCCATGTCGCTTTCCTCCTTCGGCGCTCAAAAGCGCGTCATAACCCAAGATAAGTATACCATGCCTTGCAAGCCTTATCAAGCAAACTCTTTGAAATACTTAGTTTTCAGGGCGGCGCGGTGTGCCATCAATATACACAAAAGCCCCTGTGAACCGATTCCGTTTCATGCGTCGAAGGTTCCTTCGACCTTTGAACGATAATCAGCTCACAGGGCGCTGCCCATCAGCTCCTGTCATGCCGCCACTCGCTTCATGACCTGTATTCCGTCAGCAGCAACGTTTACGCGCGATACTGTTCTCAGAAAAAGTGCCTCATCAAAGTGCTCGGCATCCACCCAAGTCCAGCCCAAACCCTCCGCTATGGCATGAAGCAGCTCATCCTCGCGGATGATTCTGTTCTTGCAGCCGTTTCCTTGACGCCCTTTCTGCCGTTCGGAGCAGTTCCATGCCTTGAACTGATTATCGCCGCGCGTGATTGTCCGCCGTTTATAGGGTGCGCCGCATTCCGCGCAGAACACAATGCCAAATAGAAAATGAGTATTCCCTCGGGCATGGATGCCATCCTCGCGTTCATTCCTTCGCTGCTCAAGGAGAGTCTTGACTCGGTCCCATGTTTCACGGTCAATAAGCGCCTCGTGATTGCCTGCAATGTAGTGACTCTTATATGAAATCGTAGGATCGGGCCGTTTGGACAGGTAATTATGCGGTGCTTGCTTCTGGAGCATGCGGTCGCCTGCATAGACCTCGTTGTTCAGGATACGCATGATGACAGGGATTTCAAATGGCTTATCAGAGTGGAGGCGCTTCGCCCCAGCTGTTTCAAGGTTTTTAATGATTTGTGCCGGGGACACGCCCGCAGCATACTGCTCAAATATCAACTTTACAATCCACGCGTCTTGATTGGGTGTGAGCACGCCCTTAACCTCGTCGTAGCCCAGCACCCTGTTATTCCCGATATGGCGGATACCCTGCTCGGCGAGCTTGCGGTATGTCCAGCGTACATACTCGGATTTGTTTTTAGACTCCTGCTGTGCGACAGCGGCGAGGATGTTGAACATCATCTCCGAGGCCGGGTCGAAGGAGGAAATGGCTTCATTCTCGAAGCGCACTTCAACGTCGTACTGCTTCAGTAAATGGACGTATTCCTGCGCGTCCACCACGTTTCGGGAAAAGCGCGAAATGGCTTTGACGAGCAAGAGATCGAACTTGCGTTCCTTGGCGTCGGCAATCATCCGCTGAAACTCCGGGCGATGCTCGGCGCTTGTGGCGGTCTTGGCACGGTCGGCATAAACACCAGCATACACCCATTTCGCGTTCTGTTTAATGAGGCGCGTGTAGTAATCCACCTGCGTCTCGTAGCTCTCCGCCTGTTCCTCTGTTCCCGTGCTCACGCGGGCGTATGCGGCAACGCGGAGCTTCCGCAATTCTTTCTGCGGCGCGATTCTGCGAATGATCATAGCGCTTCCTCCTCACTATTCATGGCATAAATAAGAGCTGACCGTTTAGCCAGCCTTACTATTGCATCGACTTTACACGCGCCGCGCTGGGACGTTCACCGCTCGTCCGTGCTTTCAAGCAGCTCGTTTTTGTTTTTTCCAAACGACGCATCACCTGATAGCCTGCCCACACGCGCTCACCATTTACCATATAACCCTCATCGGTGTGTTCCAGTTCCACATTCGGAATCTCGGAAACCTTATCATATTGAACAGGAATGCGGCTTACCAGCCCGAACTTCCACGTGATAACGCACTCGTTCCACTTGGCGTAGGTGATTCTTTCAACCAGTTCATCAAGGAACAAGTACTCGACCTTCTTCATACGCGGCTGCTGCGTTTTCCAGCGCAAGGCGACTTGAGCGGCGTTTACGGTAGCCGCTCCATGTCCCCTTCCCCGTTTTATGACAAGCGTCTCCAACTCGCTTGTGTCCAGTTTGCGATAAGCCTCCAGCACGGCGCGGTCGATGTACTTCGTATGGACAACGTAAGGCGGGCAGGATGTGGTCGTACCATTCCCTCCCTTTTGCCCGCCGCAAGTCCACGCGGAAAGGTAGCCATTCACAGGAAGGTGGAACGCCACCATTTTTTCTCCGCAGAACGGACAGTACAGCGTTCCATAATAAGGATATTGAACGCATCCGCCATGACGGTCTTTAAGCCGCAGGATGGTTTGCACTCGGTCGAATGTCAGTCGATCAATGATGCCTTCGTGATGGTCTTTCACATAATAGCTTGGCACGACCCTTTGATCGTTTTTTATCTTTTTGTGGGAAAGATGGTCTACAGTGTAGCATTTCTGCATCATCACATCGCCGATGTACTTTTCATTGTGGAGCACGGTAGATAACGATTTCGGCCACCATTTTCCGCCGTTCATCGCGGGGATGTTTTCCTTTTCCAATTGTTTCGCGATCTGCGGCAGGGAGTAGCCTGAAACGTAGAGTTCGAAGATGCGCTTCACGCCCTTTGCCTGCGCCTCGTTAATCTGGTATTCGCCGTTCTCGCCCTTCGTAAAGCCGTAGGTGGCGACCCATTTGGGTTTACCCGCTTTGAAACGCATCCGCATGCCGAGCTTCATGTTCTCGGAGATGCTGCGGCTTTCCTCCTGTGCGACGGCGGCAAGAATGGTGATAAGCATTTCCGAGGAGGCGCTCCCTGTATCCAAATGAATATCGTCGAAGTAAATGAACACACCAAGTTCCTTGAGTCGCTTGATGTAATTCAGACAGTCCTGCGTATTTCGGGCGAAGCGGGAGATGGATTTAGTCAGGATATAGTCGATTTCTCCCGCCTCGCAGTCGGCAATCATCTGCTTAAACTGAATACGGTTTTTCGTGCTGGTTCCGGTAATACCGTCGTCCACGTAGATATTCGCCAGTTCCCACCCTGTACGGGAGGCAATCATATCATTGAAAACAGCCATCTGCGTTTCAAGGCTGCTCGCCTGTTGCTCCAAGTCCGTGCTGACACGGCAGTAGGCGGCGACGCGCTTTTTGAGAATCGTTTCTACACCGGTTATGTTTGATTCGCGCTGAAGAACCTGAACACCAGATGCGACGGCGCGTTGATCGGTGGTGATGGTATCATGGACGACGGGTGCTATGGTCATTGTCATATCCATTTATACGCTCCCTTCCGCGCTTTCAGCTTATTCTTATGAATCAACTCGCCAACCTTCTCAAAGGTCGCTTTATCAATAATCGGCTCATGATGTCCTTCTATGTAATACTGCGGCTTCTGTCCGTTGTTTTTAGAAACCTTTTTCGTCAAATAATCCGCTGTGAACGTTTTATTCGTCAAGATGTCGCCAATGTAGACCTCGCTCGTAAGCATGGAGTAGATGCGGCTTTGCGTCCATTTTATCCCCGTTCCAGCCTTGATTTCCATGTTATTAAGGGCGATAAGAATATCACGATAATCCGATCCTTGCGCCGCCATCTGAAAGGCAAGCCGTACTCGCTTCGCTTCCGGCTCGTAGATACGCCAGACCTTTTTACCCGCCTCGTCTTCAATCCTACGATACCCGTACCTCGCCACGCGAGAAGGGTTGCCGCTGGCATTTCGATGCTCCAGCGACCAGCGGATGTTCTCGCTGAGCGAATGCACCTCTTGCTGGGCTAACGACGCGAGCACGGAGAGCAGCATCTCGCAGCTTGGGTCTGTACTGGTGATGCCCTCTTTCTCGAACATCACAGGGATGCCCTTCTCCCGCAGAAGGCGAACGCAGTTCACGCAATCGCCCAGATTTCGGGCAAAACGCGATACGCTCTTTGTCAGCACAAGGTCAATCTTCCCGTCGAGGCAATCGCTCATCATTCGCTGAAACTCCGGGCGCTTTTTGAGCGACAGTCCCGACCCGCCCTGATCACCATATACCTCCACCAGTTTCATAGTCGGGTCAGCCTCGATCAACCGCGCATAGTAGGCGCATTGCGTTTCGTAGGAAAGTTCCTGTTCCTCCGCGAGCGTGCTTACACGGCAGTATGCGGCGACTCTGCGCACGGCAGCTTCATCTTTTATGGGCGCAACCTGCGCCGGGTTCTCGTAGGTCGTCATACTGACCATTCACTTTATCCTCCTCAACTCACCATGACGCCGTCTGCCATACGCTTGGCTTTGCGCTTCACGGCGGCTTTTTCTTTACCCGCGTCGCTAAAGAACGCCCCGTCGCCAGCCAAACCGCCGAGCAGCGTCTGACGCGGGCGCGCGAATGTATCTCCGATAAAGCCCAGCCGAAGAAGCCAACTCCGCATCTGGAACTTGGGATTGCTGCCGTCGCACGGCTTCATGCGCGCCTTGCCCGTATTCGCAGCCATGAGGCTGGCTTGGCGGAGCAGGTGTACGCAAGCCTCGACCTTCTCGAATGAAAAAGCGTTCAGCGGAATGCCGAACGCCAAATCTTCATCTACAATGATTTTGATATCCTCGCTCAAGCCGAGCGCTTGAATGAGCAATTCTTTTCGCGCCTCCATGATGTTGCAAAGATTCACGATGAGCTTGAAGTCATACACGTCCGGCGTGAAGTAGATTGTGATTTCTTCATCTGGAGCATAGCCCGCCTGCTTCAAGGTATCGAGCGCAAGCAGAGTCTTCTCGCAACTGCCGATATCGAACAATCCCGTGCTGACCGCTATAGTCTCGTCCATGACGCTGGCATATACCGACCAGTCGCCAACGGTATAATACCTTTCCCTGCGCGTATAGACGGGCTTTTCGCCCAATGCAATCGCCAATGTCTCCGCCAGCTCTCGCTGCCGCTTCGCACAGGGCGAGTACCTTCCGCTCGTTTTCACCGTGTCAAAGCGTAAGTAGAATTTGCCGACAGACACGTCTTCCTGAACAATCTGCTCGTCATCCGCCCAATCCTCGTCCGCGTACCGCGAAGGATACGCCGTTACTCTTACAATGCTCATTTCGTTCCGCTCCTTTCAGCCTCCTACGAGGTCGTACCATTCATCACTCTTGTCGGGCTGAAAGTCAACGGAAGCAGTAGATAACAAATTGATAACTTCACCCCAATGGGAGACTGCAATATCAACAGGTCAAAAAATAGAGGGTCGTGCTCATCACACGACCCAATAACCTGTTAACCGCACTTGGAATAGCCGCAGGCTTTGCAGACAGTACAGCCGCCTTCGTGCTCCAGCGGCTTACCGCATTCGGGACAACGCGACTCGCCTACAAGCACCTTGTCAGCAAGTTGGCTTGTCGGTAATGCGCCCATTGAAAGAGCTCGCTCCATAACCTGACCGATAGCATCCGGACAAGAGAGCGCCTTAAGCCCTTTCTGACGAAGTGTGCTCGGGCAGCGAATGCCGCGAAGCTGCTCGATGAGCGTTTCAGGCTTGATGCCCGCGCGCAGCGCGATAGAGATCAACCGACTGGTAGCTTCACTCTGGGAAGGACAGCCGCCACCCCGTCCAACCGTTGTGAATACCTCACATAACCCTTGCTCGTCGCAGTTGACCGTACAGTACAGATTGCCGCAGCCGATGCGCACCTTCTCCGTCATGCCCGTCGTAATGGCGGGGCGTTCACGTGCGGTGAGCTTTTCTTCCGTCGGCGCGCTTGTGGTCAGGATACCTGCACGGCGGCAGTTGTCGCGGAAGACGGTGATGCCCTTCAAACCCTGTCGCCATGCGTAGAGATAAATGCTCTCCACATCCTCAACCGTCGCGCTCTCAGGCAGGTTGACCGTGGATGAGATCGATGCGTCAATGTGCTTCTGCCAGACCGCCTGCATATCCACGCGGCACTTGTGGTCGAGCGTACCGGCGGTCACACAGTAGTCCGGCAGATCGGCTTCATCGGTGATACATCGTTCCTTCATCAGCGCCGCAATGGACGGCGTGTAAACCTTATAGAACACGTCCTTCCCGTGGACGGATTCTGTCTTACGGGTGTAGGAGTTGGCGAAGATTGGCTCCACTCCGGAGGACACGCCCAGCATTGTGCTGATCGTCCCGGACGGTGGGATGGTCAAAAGCTGCGAGTTGCGAAGACCGTGCTTCCGAATGAGTGCCATTGTTTCCTCAGTCGCGTTAGCCAGCAGAAACGGGCTGCTCAGGATGGCTTCCGCATCATAACGCGGATAGGTGCCATCATTCGCCGCGAGCTTTGCCGATGCCTGAAGCGCGCGGTTGATCATCAGGCTGCCAATCGCATCGCACAAGCTCAGAGATTCGGCATCTCCGTACTTTATGCCCAGTTTGATATGCATGTCGGCCAATCCAAAAAGCCCCAAACCGATCTGCCGCCAGTCTGCCGCGCTTTTGCGCTGTTCTTCCAGCGGATGATAAGGCAAGCCCTCGTCGAGTACATCGTTGAGCGCGCCCACGCAGATTTCGACAGCGTCGCAGAAACCGGCGAAGTCAAACGCGCCGTCCATCACAAACTCCGCAAGGTTCAGACTGCCCAGCAGACACGCGCCCCCGGCAGGCAAAGGTTCTTCCGCGCATGGGTTTACGCCAGCATAAGAAAACCCGGACGATTTGCCGGGCAGATTCCACTCCTCGATGCGATCCCAGAACAGCATCCCCGGCTCTCCCATATCCCAGTTGTTCTTGGCGATATGCCGGAGCAGCGCCTTTGCGTTCACAGTCTTGGTTGTTGCTTCGCCGGTCGCCTCGCGCGTGAAGGAAAGCTCGTAATCCTCATCCTTCTGCGCAGCATCCATAAAATCGTCATGGATGCGAATCGACGTGTTTGCCTTGGTCACGCGGTTAAGGTCTTGCTTTACGTCAATGAACTCCTCCAGATCGGGATGCCTGCCGTCGATGGAGATCATCAGCGCACCGCGCCGCCCATGCTGGCCAATGAGCGCAGTAGACATGGCGAACAAGTCCATGAAAGACACAGCGCCAGTAGTGGTCTTTGCGGCGTTGCGGATGCGAGCGCCGTTTGGCGCGAGTTTGGAGATATCCACGCCGCATCCACCGCCGTAGCTATAAGTGCGTGCCATCCGCCGCGCGCAATCGTAGATGCTTTCCAGACTGTCTTCAGGTGGTTCCACTACATAGCAGTTGGAAAGGCTCACTTTCATATCTTCGCTGATCGCGCCGCGCCCCGCCAGAATGCGCCCAGCGAAGAGAAACTTCTTCTGGAGAATCAATTCGTGCACACGCTCATTCCCGCCGCTGACACGGTCGAGCCAATGCTCGAATGTCTCGCCGTTCTGACGGTATTTGTGTTCCCATATGTCAATGCCCAGCTGGTTATCTACGCCCAGCCAGTCCTTTACGGTCAATTCGTTCATCATTACCCTCCGATTCTCGGCTTCGCGTCAGCCGCCTGATGACAGCGCCATACCCGCCCGGCTGATGAGGCAGGAGGCAATTGGAGCAGTCCTTTGCACCCCTATCGGTGAGAGAAAAATGCCCGCCGCAATCCTTAAAGGAATACAGCGGGCAGAAACAGAACAGGCAGTTCAATGGTTCCTCGGCCTCATGGCAGGGATAGTATTCGCAGTCTCGATTACAGAAAAAGGAGTATCGGTTCATGCTTTCTGCTCGTCCAGCGCAATGCAGGTCATGATCGCATAGTTAGCCAGATCCAATAAGGTATCCCGGATGGTTTCATCCTTCACCAACGCTTCCCGCTGGCATAGGGACTGAAGCCGGTTCGTTTTGTCCGAAATGCGCGTAACGGCGCTGATGAGACCGAGCTTGCGGAATAGTTCTCCGAAGGAATCGCCGTAATCCGCGTTCTTAGCAACATAGATATCATTGAGCGTCTTACAGATTTCCGCGTGCCGCTCTGCTTTTGAGACAGTTTCAGAAGGGATGCTCATCTTGCTTCCTCCGCTCTGTACGGTTTTCCGCAGCTCATTTTGCCCTGCTCACAAACACCATGAGTGCAATCTGGACCAGCGAAGGCGAACAGTGCCGGTGCCGCTTTCTTAACCAAACGCAGCATCTCCCATGCCACAGCGCGAATCTCCCATTGGGCGCGATTGCAGCAGCGCAAAGAAAAGAAGTGCAGAAGCTCCCGCGCGTTCATGGTGACGATCATCCGCGTAGCGGCGGCATTGGGCAACACAAAGCGCGCGTCTTCCTTCTTATCCACGCCCAGCGCGGCAAGCCACCCTCGATACCATGCGCCCATTGTGCGCATCTGCTTGCGGTACTCACTCATCGCGTCCTCGCCCAGCGCGATGATGGTTTCGGGAATCACATAGTCGAAACGAACGTCTGTCTCTGCGGCATTCCTATCCGAACGGTCGTCAAAATGTTCAGCACACGGCTTTTCCGCATCGACATACCGCTGACTCTGCACGCTAAAGGACGCGATCCGGTGCCGGGTAATCTGTGCGAGCAGAGCGCGGGAAACACCCTCGATGCCAAAAGTAAAGCTGACATGTTCAAACGGGGACAGGTGATTCATTTCGAGCAAGCGGGCGATGAACGCGCCTTGATCTTTTTCGGATATGCCCTTCATGAGTGCGGACAGATCGGACGCAGAATAGCAGAGCTTCGCGCCCATTGCCACCGCCTGTTCCGGGTTAGGCGTGGAGCATAACAGCTCCACATGCGGCTTGACATGCATACAGACCTCCAAAAGCGGGCCGCCCATCTGAAGTGACCCCAAAAAGTTAGACAAAAAATGGATTAAGCAGCGAGAAGGGCTTGCCTTCTGTGGAGAGCAGGGGGCAAGCCCTTCAGCTTTGCCTTAATCCTGCGGTTATTGTAATAGTCGAGGTAAGCGACGAGTTCATCCCTAAAGTGTTGCATGGAATCGAACTCTTGCAGATAGAGAAGTTCGCTCTTGAGCAGACCGAAGAAGTTTTCCATGACCGCGTTATCTAGGCAGTTACCCTTTCTGCTCATGCTCTGGGAGATACCTCTCTCCGCGAGTCTCTTCTGGTAATGCTTGTGCTGGTATTGCCAACCTTGATCAGAATGAAGAATCGGCGTTGCCTCTTCCGGCAAAACCGCGAGCGCGTCGTCCAGCATCGTCATCACCATATCCAGCGCAGGGCGGTCATAGATTGAGTAACTGACCAGATCACCGGAATGTAAATCAAGAATCGGCGAGAGATAGAGCTTCTGTCCGAACAGGAAAAACTCCGTGACGTCCGTGACCCACTTCTGGTTTGGCGCGGTTGTGGTGAAATCCCGCTTCAGCAGGTTGGGTGCAACCTTGCCCACCGTGCCTTTGTAAGAATGATACCGTTTCATTCGCACTTTGCAGGTGATCCCGATTTCCCGCATAAGGCGCTGCACGGTCTTATGATTGATGACATATCCCCGGTTGCACAGTTCCATGGTGATCCGGCGGTATCCGTACCGCCCGCGATTCTCCATGTGGATGTTCGTGATCTGTTCCTTGATCTCGCTGTACTTGTCTGGCTGTATCCGTCGCTTCGCGTGGTAGTAGTAGGTCGCGCGCGCCAGCCCAGACACTTCGATTAACAGCGATATCTTGTGTTCATGCCTCAGTTCCCAGATCACGTACGCCTTCTGTGCAGGCGTTCCTCTTCGATAACCAAGGCATTCAGTTTTTTTAGGTAGTCGTTCTCCGCTCGCAGCCGCTAATTCTCAGCGATTAAGTCTTCCTCTACCTTCTTGTCAAACTGCGGCTTCCGCCCCTTCTGCACGCCGTTCGCCGCGCTTGCTCGTCCCCGCCGTTCGATGTATAGCCCTTCCGCGCCTTCTTCCAGATAGATGCGCTCCCACCTTGCTATTCTTGTGTTCCCTGTGATTCCATATCGTCGCCCTGCTTCGTCGTAACTCAACCCCTCCCTTCGTACTGCCTCAACAACCGCTTGCTTGAATTCTCCACTGTACTTCTTTGTCGGTACCCCTTTTGGCATAAAATCACCCCATTTGTTAGTAGTATACCACACTGTCTAACAAATGGGGTGCAGTTCAATCTGGACAGCCCGCCGCGTTTCATTAAGCGTTGTAGTGATCAGTGACGACCGCGCCCTCGTAGTAGAAAGCCAGAATGGACGCACACGATACGCCGTTCTTCGCCGCCCACATCGCGCCGTGCTGGGAGAGGCCGATGCCGTGACCGAAGGAGGTCACGTTGCGCTCCTTGCGCGCGGCTTCATCCCACTCATCCGTCTTGGTGACATAGTAAGGATAATGTGTGCTCCACACGTCCCCGCTGCGCTTGGTCACGCCCTTGTTGGATGCGCAATAGAAGCAGTTCACCAGCTTGCCGTCGTAGGTCAGTACCTGCCCCTTCGTCGCGGTGATTGCTTCGTCCGAGCGAGGATTCTTACCGATCTTCCCGGCGTGGAAGGACTGGTGGTTGGTGGTATCGGAGAGGACGCTGTTCCGGCGATAATAGGCGTAGCTTCGTGCGCAGATTGCCTGCGCCTTGAGCACCTCGATGTTCGCAGACTCGTACATCTCGGAAGGCACAACCCCGCGCAGATACTCCTCGATGTCGAGATTGATCTCCTCCGCGCCGTAGACCGCAATGTTCTCCTCCCGCGTCATCTTGATACGAATGGTGACGGATTCGTCAGTGGCCTTCCATTCGCTCAGCGCCTTGCGCGTATCGTCCCCGACGACGCCGTCCGCCTCGATGCCCGCAGCCTTCTGAAACGCTTTCACGGTATCGGCAGTGCCGGAACCGTAAATGCCATCCGCCTTACCGCAATCAAAGCCAAGCTGAGAAAGGCGCGTCTGTACCGCTGCCACGTCTTTACCGGTAAGCGAAATATGCCCCTCGTGATAGCAAAGAGTACGCGTGCCGTAGTCGAGCTTGTCCGGCTCATCGGGTACAGTGTAATCGGTCTGGTCGTCTTCTTCAGTGTCGCCTTCATCCGAGTCGGGCGCGTCTTTATCCGGCGTTACGGGCGTTTCCGTTCCGCCAGTCGTCTCCTTGCCTTCATCGGGTTTGTCCGCAGGAGTCTCCGCTTCGCCGCTCTCCTTGCCAACGGATTCCAGCGCCAGTTCCATCGCCGCGCGCGTTTTGCTTCCGACAATGCCGTCCACCTCCAATTTGTGCTTCTTCTGAAACGCCATCACCGCTGCAGCGCTCTTCGGGCCGAAGATGCCATCGGCGCTTCCGCAGTTAAAGCCCAGCGCGTTCAGATCTGTCTGGAGCGTGCGCACATCCTCGCCGCGCAGCATGGTTCTCCCGTTCTTGTAATAAAGGTCGCGGACAGTCGTTTCGGGATTGGCGGGCACAGTCGGCGCATCGGGCGTATCGGGCATATCAGGTGTTTCGCTCACCGCTCCATACTGGATGAAGGGCAGCTTATACCAGTACGACCAGCCGCGCCCGGCGACTTTCGTCTTCACACAGCCGTAGTTGAAGCCCTTCCACTCGATGGCGTAGCCGTTTCCGGCATAATAACCGATGTGACCGTCCTTATGAAGCGCAAGCCCGACAATCTCAGGAAGCGTCCCGATTTTGCCCCATTCCATGCCCTTGCTCTTGGCATAGCTGAACATACCGTTCGCGGATCTGTCGGGGCAGCCGTTCGAGCCGTACTTGCTCGCGAAGGTCTTGTCGGTTCCGATGGACTCGACGACGCCAACGCCGCCGCCCGTCCACGCGTAACCCTTGCACGCGCCCACGCAGTCGGCGGATACCTTCTTCGCGGCGATGTCTTTCTTATAACGGCTGGTTCGTCCAGAACCATAGTGCTGCGGATACTGGGCGGCTTTGCGGGTAAGCAGCGAACTCGACGTCTTATAGACACAGGTACCGTACCAATAGGGCTGACCGAGCATCCGCTCACAGAAGGCGATAAAGTGCTCGTTGGTGAAGGGCGTATTCTTTCGATCAGACATTGCAATGTCCTCCATATCAAAGTCGATTCATGCGGGTAGACAAAGGGCGACGGTTCATCGCCGTCGCCCCTAAAAACCGCATTGGTTACTCTCTAAGCTGCCTGTCCGCCTTTGCGAAGGTCATCTCATAAGCGCCCATCGCAGCACTGCCCGCAATCACCGCATTCACAGCGGTCAGCGCGAAGCCGTCTACCGTAAAGCCGACAGTGAACACCTGCGCGATAAGCAACGTAGCAAAGGCGATCAGATACACAACGACGCGCGTCGGGACATGCCAAATCTTATCAAGCGGAGCCTTAATGAACTGAACGACGAGCAAGGTAAACGCGGTAGCACCCGCGACGCCGGCCAGAGAAGCCCAATCATATCCGGCGGCGGGAACGGTCGTACCAATAGTTTCATGCACATCGGCAGCGGTCTCATTCAATTCGTTCTCAGCAGCCTCATCTTCCGGTTCATTCGCGGATTCCGGCATGGGCGTAGGTTCAGGAACGGGCGTGGGTTCGGTATCTTCCGGCGCGTCCGTCGCGGTAACTTCCGTGGAAACCGTCTCCGTTACGGTCGCTCCATCTTCACCGCCCACGTTCTCCGCAAAGCCGATGATCGGCAGGGTCAGCATGAGCATAAAGGCAAACAGGGCGATGATCGCGAGGGTTCTCTTGGCGTTCTTCATAAGTCAATCCTCCTCTTTCTTCGTGTCAAGTTTCTCGGTCGGAAGATCATACAGCCTTTGCATGATGTCTTCCATGTTGTCGTTGCCGCCCGAGGCTTGATATGCCTTGAACAGCTTGGTGAAGTTGTGGCGGTCCTGCATCGTGCAGAAACCCTGACGCGTGAAATAGTTGTACGACTGTGTCAGCCGGTCGTACATGATCGCCACCAGCGCGTCTCGCTGCGTTTTTTCCTCCTTCCGTTGCTTTTTCTGCCGGGCGACCAGCGCCCGCCACAGCGCCAGAATGCCGCCAAACAGTACGGCGATCCACCATTTGGCCGCCCACCAGCCGAAGTCTTCCATATCGATTCGCCTCCATTTGGGTATGAAAAAGCCGCTCCCGGATTGGAAGCGGCCTTAACCCCGTGTTCAATTTATCTCTCCTCGGACAGTATGATCTGTCCGATTTTGCCCGTGTGCTCTCCACTCGTCGCGCTCGCGAACGATAATCCCCAATGAGAAGCGCCGAACGCCGAGAGTCCGGCGACGGCGCTCGCGTCGAATAACTGATCGCCCACCCACATCGATATCTCGCCGCGCCCGACGTCCACGCGCAGGGTTACGTTCTGGCGATACACGCCGCCGCTCGTGCCACGGCAAGCGTTATAGTCACCGGAAAGGTTATAGCGATATCCCGCCGTGCCGGAAACCGACGCGCCGTTCACCGTGCCCGAAAAGAGCGTGGACGCGTTGAACAGGTTGTTGGCGCTGTACCAGCGCAGGGTATTCGTGCCGTCAGAAAAGGTGATCTCGAGCGGCGCGAGTCCTGAAACCAACCCATTGAGCGTCAGTTCCGTCGCGTAAACCAGTTGGGAGGTATCATGCTTCATGACGATATCCGCCGTCTGAAAGCCACCGCGATACGTTTCGCCGCTGGCTACAGTATTGCTGAACGCGAACAGACCGTCGGCAAGTTCTGGAGCTTTGCCTTCGTCTGAAACAATGATCGCGGCGTATCCGTCCGCATGAAAAGAATCCGCCGCGCGCTCAACCCGATAGGTCGACTTCCCGCGCTTGTACAGATCATTTGGTATGATGCTCACATCTTACACCTCCTCGATCCAGAATTCCGTGACCGCGCCGCCCAGTTGCCGGTCGCCCGCCTCGCGGTTGCCTAGGTATATACCCTGCGCAAGTGCCGCCGTAAAGCCTACGACCGTAGTAATGTTCGTGCCATACAGTAAACCGTCCGTGCCGGAAGCGTTGAAGGTCGTCGTCAGGCTGTCGCCCGCCACCTCAATATCCAGATTCGCGTTCACTGGGATATATCCCGTCAGGCTGTGGTAAACGTTCGTGTTGCATATCGAGATCGGCGAAACGAAGCCCGCGTCCGCGCTTGATGATTCCAGCTTGATATGCAGGGATGAGAAATCATCATTAACATTGCCAATCAGCGTGTTGAGATCGTGCGCTGGGATCACGAACAGGCGGTGTTGGTTCATGGTTTCCTTGCGGAAACCCATGTGGAGCTTATAGTTCGTCGGTAGGTTGGCGATGGACGGTATATACAGCGACTGCCCCGCTGCGGAAAGCGACAGGTTTCCCTGATCGCCATATGCGGATACGCCATTGACTGTCAGCGCGGTATTACCGTTGCCAGAGCTATCCGCAATCGTCGCGGGCGCGGCTTCTCCCGCCATGCCGGTCAAGACATACTTTGCTATATACTGAACCGCCGTGACCGTCGCGCAAGTAGAGCTTACCGACCCGGCAGCTTCGCAGGTGGCGACACAATAGTAGTAATGGTCGCCCTTCGTAAGGTTTGCGGGCAGCGCGAAGATCGAGCCCGTCGCGCCGTCGACAAGCGTACCGCCCACGGACGCGCTCTCGGTATTCTCATACCACTGATAACTGACGGCAGAACCGTCCGACGCCTCTGCCAACGCGGTCAGTTCGCCCGATACACTCCCCACGGCGCACCTTGTATTTGCGGGCTGCGCGGTGAAAGCCAGCGAAACGAACGTGGTTTCCTGCACGTAGAGTTCCGTCACGCTGCCGTTGACCGGGCGCGTGCCGTCCTCGCGGTTGCCGATATAGAGCGTATCAGAGAGCGCCGCCGTCAAGCCGGGAATCGATACGTTTGAGAGCGATATCGTAAAGTTCACGCCGGTGAAGCTCTCTCCGGTGCCGATGATCGTCGCCACATCGTTCGCCACGCGCACGTCCACATCGAGAACGGAAATGCTGCGCCGTCGGATACCGCTGGGCGTACTCGTGGAAGTCTGCGTAACATACCCCGTGTTCGTCGTCTCCAGCTTGAAACAATCCGTAGTGGAACTGGCCGTGACAAGCATCAGGTTGAAGTCCACGCCCGGAATGTTGATCAGTCTGTGCGACACGCCGTCGCTGATGCCGGTCGAACCGTCCTTACTGACAAAGCGCACGTGCAGTTTATAACTGTCCGCGCCGCCCAAATTCAGTCCGGTTATTTTCAGGCCGTTGCCTTCGGCTCCGTTCAGATTCACATGCCCGAGAGAATCATACGCGGTAATGCCTAGCACCGATAACGCCGCGTTCTCGTTCCCGGACTCGTCCGCAAGGGTCGCGGGCATCTCCGCGCCCGCTTCGCCGGTCAGGGTATATCGCGCGAGGTATGTCGCCGCGCGCACCGTAACAGCGGCGACTTCGGAAAGCGTGACGGACGCGCCGCATGTGACCGCGCAGTAGTAGTAAGAAACACCGACTGCCAGATTGGACGGCAGCGCAAATTCGGCTTCGCTCGCGCCTTCCACGAGCAGTCCGCCTTGACTGCTGTTCACAGTATTCGAGTACCATTGATAGCTGAGGTCATTTCCGTCCGACGCGTTCGCCGTGATGCTCAAGCTTCCGGTAATGTCGCCTTCGGAAAAGCTCATGGAGGCAGGCTGCGCGGTAATCGTCACGTTAGGACGCGGAGTGATCACGACGGACGCGGCTTCTGAAGAAATCGGATCAGCGATCGGAGCGGACGCGACGCAATAGTAGAAATACGTTCCCGCCGCCAGTGATGTCGGAATCGCAAAGTCCGCGCCTGTCGCGCCGGGTATCAGCGTGCCGTTCACGCTGTTATCCGCCGTATTCTGATACCATTGGTAGGATACGGTCGAACCGTCCGAAGCGCTTGCCGACGTGGAAAGACTGCTCGCGATGCTTCCGGCAACCGCACTCGCATCAACAGGCTGCTGGGTAAACGCAATCGTGGGACGCGGGCCAACCGTTACCGTCGCCACATTGCTTGAGATACCGTTGAGCGTCGCGCTGGTAATTAAACAGTAGTAATAATGGTAGCCCTCATTCAGATCTGTGGGCAGCGTATAGGAAGCTTCCGTCGCACCCTCGATAGCCGTCCCATCCTGATTGATCGCGGAGGTGTTCGAGTACCACTGATAACTCAGCTCCGAACCGTCAGTAGCGGAAGCCGAAACGCTCAGCGCGCCCGAGATGTTCCCAAGCGACATCACAAGAGGCGTAGGTTGTGCGCTGATTAGGAGCGCTTCCTCAAAACCGCCCGTTTCACCCGACGCGCCGTCTTCAATAACCGCGCAGTTCACCCACGAAGCCTGAGACGTGGCGCAGGAGTAATAGACGTACAGTCGCCCGTTTTCACTGAACACGGTCACGGAGCGCAAATCGTCCGCTTCGCAGTCGCCGTCCGGCGCGACCAGTATGCGTGGCTTGCCAAACGGCGTGCGCAGGTCGGCTAGCGGAGCCATGGCGATGCGCGATATCTTCGCCTGCGTTCCCGATACGATATTCGCGTAAACACCCAGAAACCAATACATGCCCTGAAAGAATACGACCGTGCCGTGATGCGGGAACAAACACTTGTTGTCGGCGCGAATCATCCAGCGGCCAAGTTTGCGATGATCCGTCGTCCAGCGATACCCGTCCTCCGACCAATGGAGCGCGCTGCCGCCCGAGTCGCCGCCCATGAGCGAGTAGCCAAAGAACATATCACCCAAACGGAACGGG